GAATAGATACAAAAACTATTGTTAATAATCCTTACATAACAACAGTAGATAAGCCTATCAAACTAAATAGCAGTAGAGCATAATGAAAAAAATAGAACTAACATCAGTAGAGGATATAAATAAAATCTTTGCTACAGAGTCTGTTGAACTTACTGATAGTATTAGAGAGTCTATTCAGGAAGCAATAGAGAGTAAAAAGAAAAGTGTCTGTCTATTTGAAATCTGTATAGAGGGATTTGATAGCGTATTTGAGATAATCTTAACAAAAAAAGAGTACATAACTGCTTTAGAAAATTGTCTCAAGCTATATGAAAAATGGGAGATGGGAGACGAAGCACTTGATACTTACTTACTTATAAAACAACTTAAAGGATGATAAAAGTATTTACTTGTGAAGTTACAGGAATTAAGACAACCTATACCTACAATAAAGATAGCGTTGTAAGTGGAATAGTAAAAGCTGAATTTGAATATCCACCAGGATACTTGGATGCTTTTAATAAGAAAGAGAAACATCAGAAAAGCCTTCCAAAGACTAAGCAGATGTTCTTAAATCCTAAGACAGGGAAAGAGGTTAGGTATTATAGAGCGAAAGCATTAGGTTTAGTAGAATAAAAAAAAGTTCTAAAAAGAGTTGTAAGTCTGAAGTAAGATACTTATATTTAGGTGTAATAATTAATTAATCAATAAAAAATAAAAGTTATGATGAATCAATTTCAAACAGGGTTAGATATGTATCTAACAAAAGATCAAGTAAAAGCTTTAGCACCAGTAGCATTTGCTACTGAGCCTACAAACACTAAAGTAAGTACTAAATACTTACATATTAATACTGAGACAATCATTGACGACTTAGCTAAGTTAGGATGGTTTCCAGTTACTGCCTCTCAGAGAAAGTCTAAGAAGACTGATAGAACTTCTATCTTTTCTAAGCATATGATATCATTTCAAAATCCAGATATCATGATCAAGGGTAAGAATGGTGATGATGCTTTTCCAAGAATCATATTAACTACTTCACATGATGGATGTACTTCATTTCAATTTAGAGTTGGTATCTACAGATTAGTTTGTTCTAATGGATTGGTTGTAGCTGATGAAGAATTTTCAGCTTTCAAGATTAGACATGTTGGATATACTTTTGAGGAACTTAGAAATGTAGTATCGCAAGCAGTAGTTGATCTTCCTAATAAAGTAGAGATACTAAATCAAATGCAAGTAAGAATGCTTACTTCAGAAGAGCAAAGACAATTAGCAATCGATGCTATGGCTTTAAGATCTTCTAATCCTAATGCTGAGTACGATGAAGCTACTATTGAAGAAGTACTTTCTGCTACTAGAAAAGAAGATGAAGGAGAAGATCTTTGGGTTATTTTTAATAGAATTCAAGAGTCAATTATTAATGGTGGGTACTCTGCAGCTCTAAGAGGAGCTAAGGTAAGAAAGGTCAAAAAGATTCAGTCATTTGAGAAAGATCTTGAAATAAACCAGAAGTTATTTAAACTTGCAACCGCACTATTAAACTAACAACACTTTAACATAAGTCATGACTATTTATAATAAACAAACTAAGATAGTCATGGCTTATATTTATAGAATTACAAGTAAAGAAGGAAAGGTATACGTAGGAAGCACTAAGGATGTAAAAGCTAGAGAGAGGTACTACAGAGGAGGTAGATGTAAGGGACAGAGAAAGTTGTTCTTTTCAATACAAAAATACGGATGGAACAGTCACACATTTCAGATTATCGAAGAGTGTGATAATTCTTTACAATTTATACGAGAAAGACACTGGCAAGATTTTTATAATGTACTAGGTCCAAAAGGACTGAACTGTGTACTGGTAGGAACAGATGAACTTCCCCATTCACATTCCCAAGACACAAAAAATAGAATGAGTGAATCTAGAAAAGGTATAAAAAAAAGTGAGGAATGGCAATCTAAAATTACAGTAGCAATTACGGGAAAGCCTAAAAGTGCTGACCATAAGCAAAAGATATCTATGACAAAAAAAGGAATAACAGAGTCGGAGGAGACTAAGAAGAAAAAGTCCCTAGCTAGAATAGGAAAGAAGCACTCAGAAGAAACTAAGCAAAAGATACGACAGGCTAGTGCAGGAAAGATACTCCCAGGAAAAAGCCTAACACAGTATAATCTAGATGGAACCTTAGTTCGACAATGGAAGAATGTAGAGGAGGTCTTCCTAGAATTAGGATACAGTAAGAGCTACATAAGAGATGCAAGTAGAGGAGCTTATAGTCACATAGCATTTAAACAAATATGGAAATATAATGGATAGAGATCAGTATATACAAATGAGACGAACTGGCCAATACGATCTTGGCTGGTTCTATCAATACTTTTTAGAGCATAAGGATAAAGGAAGAGTTACTCCTCCGTTTGAAATATTTCAACAAACGTTTAATATGTACTTCCAAATGAATGGAGCATTCGTATTAGAGTTTATGGATAAGAAAATGGATGTATCAAAAATAGAAAACGAACAAGGACAATTAATTTATATAAACTAAAATGGAAGGAAAAGTAAAGACACCGAAAGAGCTAATGGCAGATATGAATGGTAACTACATTCAAGTAATAATGAAGAATGGTAAGACACATCAGAAACTATTCAAAGATCCTCAAAGAGCAATTAGAGCAGTAGGAGGAGTAGATTACGTAAAATACTTAAGAGAAGTTCTTAAGGAGCAAGTCTTAACTAAGTATACAGATGTAGATTCATTAACAGGAACACCAGAAAACGAATTATAATATGGAAAAGATAACAGTATTTTTAGCAGCACTTGCAGTTGTAGTAGTATCAGCAGTAGTATTAGCATGGCCAGTACAATGGCTTTGGAATAATGCTCTAGTAGGAGCAGTAGATGGAATATCTCCAATAGGTTTCTGGCAAGCGCTAGGAGTCAACATACTGTGTAACCTCCTATTCAAAGGAACTAACTCTAAATAGGAAATGGATACAGTAAATACAGTTCTACTCTGCTTATTAGTACTATCGCTTATAGCAATATCATCTAATTGGAATAATAAATTGTAAAATAAGTAAGAAAAGAGTTGGTAGTTCAACTCTTTTTCCTTATCTTTAAGTATTAAAAACAAACAAACAAGGGTTATGATAGAAGCAGAGTTACAGGCTTTATGTGACGAAGAAGAGACTTATATTAGTCAATGGAGAGACTCTCTAACACAAGAACAGGTAGATTCAATTTAAACTCAAGGTAAGATGAATAGAAAAGAGTATCTAGAAATGGCAAAGAGAGGAAGACAAGGAAGTGAGATCTTATTAATCCAAGTAGTAGTCATATTATGTGCATTAGTATATTTAATATTATTTTAAACGTATGGACGATAAACTATTTATGCCTAACCTTACTCCTAGAGAGGTTATAGCAGAAGACTTTGCTATTGGATTTGCAGAGTGGTTATTAAAAAACTATGATGGTATTAAATCAGTAAAAGAACTATTACAAATCTATAAAAAAGAAAAAGGATTATGAGTATAAGTAGTAAAATTGCATTAGCAATGTCAGCAGATGGTGCTAGTTTTGAAGAAGTTCATATTAATTTAGAAAAAATAGTAGATAAATTTGCTATAGAGTTTACAGAATGGGTGAACAAAACAGAAAATAGATTAGGGTATTATGAAACTAAAAATGAATGGTATCATTTTGATTCAGGAAAATGGATTACAACATCAGAACTATTAGAAATTTATAAAAAAGAAAAAGGATTATCACCATAAGACAATTAATTGAAGAGCTATCTCAAATCAAAGACCAGGAAGTAAAGGTAATGGTAAAGGGATATGAAGGAGGAATAGATGATGCTATAATAAGAAAAGATGAAAATAATACTCCAGCAATTTATACTATAGAAAGAAATAGAAATACAGAATGGTATATGGGAAGACATGAAGTAACAGAAGAAGATACTCCATTAAAAGAAAATAAAATAGAAAGAGCAATTATCCTTATAGGATAAAAAAGAAATAGAGAGTAAAGACCCGTTCATATACCCACTTCTCTACCCGTTTTACTACCCGATCAAGAACCCGTTTCATAGACCATTTCTCCTATATACGATACATTGATATTACATATAAAAGATAGTGAAGGAGTAATGCTAAATACAATGGATACATACAAAAAGAGATATGGAAAGGGAAAGGAGTCAAGAGTATAAAGAAAAAGTAAAGAGTAGAAAGCCATATAGTACTGTGTAATAAAAGGTACTATAAAGATATAGAATGTGTAGAGAAATGGGGAATTAAAGTCTAAAGTTAGAATAGGAGAATTGAGGCATCTGTGTCTCCTGTTTCACTCTCTCCTATATAGAAGAAGAAAACCCCCCTAGGAAAAGGCCTCCCTCTAGGAGAAACTGCCCCTTTCTAGACCCGTTTGGCTACCCGTTCACATATCCGCCTATAGACCCGTTCAAGGACCCGTTTGTAGACCCACTTGGAGACCCGATCAACGACCCGTTTCACTACCCGAAAAAAAACCTGATAAAAAAGTTGTATTTCTGGATATTTATCCATATCTTTAGGTAAATAAAAAAAGATACTATGAAAACAATGAAGACACTTAAGGTTTATGAATGGTTAGTTAATAAGGGAAGAGCTACTGGAGCCACTAAACTCCTAGTTCTATTTGAAGGGATAGAGGATCTTGACTATCCTGGACTAGAAGCTTTCTTGAAAATCATCTATAGGAAAGATTCGGAAGCTATCTTCAGAGAAATGCAATGTGATGTAATAACAACTTTAAACTTTACTCTACTATGAAAACGATTCAGGTGACTATGCAAGAGAGATGGGCTGCCTCAAGGCATAAAATCCATAAGTCAAAAAAATCCTATAACAGAAAAGAAAAACATGGGGGAAAACAGGCCAGAAAATCCTCTCCCCTCTAAAAAAAAATTTGAGGCCAAGGTACTGCTCCGTCCACTCTTCCGACGCTATTTCAAAGCCAGGCCCCTTATTCTCTTATCCTTCCCCCTAAAGATAGGGAATAATCTTCACATATACAACTATTTCACAAACTTTTTTTAAACTTTTTTTTCGTAGGAAAGTGTGAGGTACTGCTCCGTCTACTCTTCCGACAGTCTCTCAGTGCCAGGCCCTTCTTTTTATTCCGTCCTAAAGATAAGGAAAAAGAATCAGGGCTACAACTATTTTTTATATTATTTTTAATAAATTAAGAAAAATAACAGCCAAGCTCTTTACTCCATGTAGCTATTCTCTTAGTGATTTCGTAGGGAAAACTAATGCAGGAGCTCTAATTCACTAATCTTAGTAAGTAAAAAAGTTTATAAAAAAGTTGGATATATGGTATAAAAGTATTATCTTTAGGTATCATTAATTTAAAACATAGAAAATCATGGCTAAAAAAACTTATCAAGACACTGACGGAACATCATTTCACGGAGTAACAATTCGAGCAACAGTTGAGCAATTAACAAAAGCTTTTGGAGATCCAGATGATAATAATACGGGTGAGGACAAAGTAAATTTTGTTTGGGATATGGAAACTGACGAAGGAGAAGTATTTACGATTTACGATTGGAAAAATTACCGAAAATTAAGATTGGATGAATATGTTGTATGGCATATCGGGGCAAGGAATAAATCTGTTGCTAATGATGCTGAGAGAGAATTGTTGAAAAAACTTTAAAAAAAGTTTAAGGAATAGTTGTTTATATGATGACTATTCCTTATCTTTAGGTAAGTAATTAATCAATCAATAATTAAAACTTCAAAAAAATGAAACATCCAAGTTATCCAAATGCAAAGAATGAGTATTTAGGAACATCAGCTACAACGTTATCTCCAACGTCTAAACAAGCTCTAAACAAAACTATGAAGGAGTTTGCAGTTCGTTTAAATGCTATTGTTGCCAGAAAGGAAAAGGAAAAAGCAGATCGCTTATCCCAAACTTTCTAAAAAAAAGTTTAAGGAATAGTTGTTTATATGATAGCTATTCCTTATCTTTAGGTATTATTAATTATAACATCAATAAAAATGAGAAAAGGTACAGTTACAGGTGACTTACGAATTACATTAGCAGAATTAGGGGTTCCTTCTAATCAAGGAGTCTATTCAGATCCTTACACTAAAGGAAAAGTAGGTGTAAAAGTTTGTGATATTCGTCTAGATGATGAATTGAAAGAGATTGTAAAGACTAAAATGGAACAGAAGGGTTATACGTTTCATTTTATTAGAGAGAATAGTACAGGATACTTCTCAGGAACTAGGTTTTGTTTCTCTAAAAACTAATTAAAAAAAGTTAAAGGAGTAGTTGTTTAATTGCTCCTTTTTCACTATCTTTAGGTATTAATAATTAAAACAACAAAAATCATGATAAAAGTAAAATTAGTTCGTTTAGTAGTTTCAGGTCACGTAGGAGTATTAGATTGTGAAGAAATTATAACTTCACAAGTAAAAGATCAAAAACAATTAATCAGTTTGATTGTGAAGAATTTATCTTCAGACGATCAGGAAATTGCAAAGAGTATGTTTGAGAGAATTACTCGAAATAATTTAGTTGATAATATTGAAGGAGATTTATCAAGTAACGTTTGTTTGTTAGGATTAGATGAAGAAAATTACATTATGATTTTGCAAAATGAACTTGCAGATAGTTCAGAAGATATTTTTGCAGAACTTCACGACAAGTTTATTGATGAATTATATCAGGTAAATTAATTTAAAAATAATCGGAGAAGGTGTTGCATAATAAATACTTTCTCCGTATCTTTAGGTATTAATAATTAAAAAAGATAAAATTATGTTGGTAAAAGAATTAGTTGAGAGTCTATTAATGTTAGATCAAGAAAAAGAAATTAACTTCACATTCGGAGCTGAATCGGGTAGAAGTTATATGTATGGTCATTCAGGAGAGCTTATGGATTTCGAAATAGAAGACGGGCAAGTTATATTTTCTCTAGATTTCGATGAAGAGAATTGTGATGAACAATAGAAAATAAATTAAAAAAAGATAGCAGATCAGTTGATGGTCTGCTTCTTTTTACTTATCTTTAGGTATTAATAATTAAAACATATAAAGATGATTGTAGAAAATTTATTACGAGAGACTTCAAACAAAAAGATCTTCACTGTAACGTTTGTTAAGAAGGATGGTAGCATTAGAAAAATGAATGCTATGAGAGGAGTTAGAAAAGGAGTAAAAGGAGCTGGTCATTCATTTGATCCTTCTGAGAAGAATTTATTGACTGTCTATGATATGCAAATCGGAGCTTTTAGATTTGTTAACTTAAATGATGTACTTTCGTTTAGAGCTAACAAAAAAACTTTTACAAAATAAGTTAGTAAAGAGTTGGTACCTAGAGATATTATTACTATCTTTAGGTATCAATAATTTAAAACGATAAATGTTATGGAAAATCAAGAAAAATTCTACGAGTGGTTAATTAGTTTAGGAAGTATTCATACAGCCGACTCTGAGGGAATGAGCAAAGCTTATATTGCAATAGCAGAAAATGATGAAAAAATAGTTGTTAAAGAAGTTGTTTTATCGAATTAGTTTACTTATCTTTAGGTATCATTAATTAAAAACATAAACACTATGAAAAATTATTCAAATGAGATTGCAGAATTAGAGGCTCAAATTACAGAAGCAAAAAGAGAGCAAAGATTGTTAGAGGAATCTAATAATGAGAAAGTTCAAAATGTTCTAGATTATTACTTTAATTATTTCCTAGAGATGGAAGTTAAAGTGAGAGGAACTTACGCTACTTTTCATTTAAAAGATGAAGAGGGTTATAATAAAGAAATCTTTAGTCTATACTTTGATGGAAGATATCAGCAAGAAGCTACTCTAAGAATCTCTTACTATTCGACTTCTACGAATTCAGATTTTGAAATAGAAAGATTAATCTTAATTGGAAAAGCTGCTCAAGTTATCAAAAGAAGCTCAGAGATTATCTTATCGACGATCAAAGGTACGAGAAAACTAGATCTCGAAAAAACAAATGAATTGTTCTCTAATCAATTGAAATATGAGAATCAAATCAAGGATTACAGAAATTCAGAACTTCAAGAGAGAAAAGCTCAGATAGAGTTGGAGTTAAAGAATGGAGGAGTTACTTTCGAAGTACCAAGAGAAATCAAGTTTAAATTTAATTATGTAATCTATGTTAAATTTCTTAAGATAATCGATATTTCGAAATCAGGGAAAACTTGTACAGTGATCTTCAAAACTAGAGATGGATATGAAACGAGAGAAGAAAATTGTAATATACAGAATGTAATTGATCAAGTTACATCTCTTCATAAAAGCATTGTATCAACTTTAGAGTTGGTATAGTTTTAATTATTGATCGAAGAAGAGACTCCTTTTTAAGGGGCCTTTTTGGGTTAAAAAAAGTTTTGAAAAGAGTTGTTTATATGATAGTAATTCCTTATCTTTAGGTATCAATAATTAAAACATATAAAAAATGAAAGCATTTAAAAAGGTTATGGAAGTTAAAGAGTCTTTTAATAATTATATAGATCAGATGATTGAGGACTTGAAAGAGGATGGAATTGATTTGGAGGAAATGAACTGCTTGGATGAAGACTTAGGGTTTATGCTTCATAGTGCATTAGAAGATTGTGAAATATAAATTAAAAAAAGTTTAAGGAATAGTTGTTACTATGATGACTATTCCTTATCTTTAGAGGGAAGTAATTAATCAATCAATAATTAAAATCAATCATCATGGAAAAGTTTTTCGAAGAGCAGTTTAAAATGTTAGACAGAGGAATAGTAGCAACTCCTAACACAAGAGAAGATCTTGAAGCATTTGCTAAAGCTAATAATGGTTCAATGGATATCCTTCTAATGCAAATGGCTATGAACTTTGGCTATAAGATGGTAATAGAGAATGTTCAAGAGGAATTAATGAAAGTAGCATAGATGAGTGAACAGAATATCAAAGGAAGTTGGAAGGGGATCAAGACATCCCCTTCTATCCCGGAAGGGCCCATTCTAGGAATGATCTACCAAGGAGTAAAGACAAGAGCTAGGATTGGATCGGGAATGAATATAGTAGGGATGTTGATAGAAGTTTTCCCTAATGAAGGAGATGCTATACTCAGAGATAAAGAAAACTTTCCTCATTGTGTAGACTATAAGTCATTAAAGATAGTAATAAATAATTAAGAGTATGTAAACATTAGCAGTAGTAGGGTTTGGAATATTTGCAGTAGCATTCGTAGTATTAGGGGTAATGATTACCCGTCCAATGGACGAAAAATAATTAATAAAGGAGTTGGATGTATGATCTCTTTTCCTTATCTTTAGGTATCAATAATTAAATAGATATCATTATGACAAGAGAAGAATTTATTGCAGGAACAGAATTTAGAATCGGAAGAAACTTCTTTAAGAAAGAAGAAGACACAATCACAAAGATCTATAGATCGAATGATGAGTCTAGAGTAGTAATGGAAGACTATCATATGAACATCGAGAAGATGGGTAGGGTAGGATTTGAAGCTTTTACTTACGTCTTAAATAAAAGGGTTAGTAGAAAGATTAGATTTGAGGATTTAGAGTTGTTCAAGAGTTAGCCTTCGGGCTAACTTCTTTTTTAATATACAACTTGTATGGGAACTTTTTTTTCCTTATCTTTAGGCCGACGTCACGGTGACAGCAAGGTGAGAGAAAACTGACAGTATATTTCCCTCAACGGGTCTGCACTTGGGTTCTACCGGTTTCTCTGGGTAACGAATTTCTCATGGATTTTAGACTATGGCAATATATATTGTCAAAAAAGATTAAAGAGTGTGTGGTTATGACAGTGCTACTCATTACTCCAATTCAAAATTGTACTAGACTCTAGCCCTTCACTACAGCTCTATCAAGTTGTTTTACTCCTTAATCAAATCTTTTATTCACATTGTTTTTAATATAAGTATTTAATCCCAGCCCCAAACGAGCCAATCTCTTCATAGTCTCTACATTCTGTCTTCCAGCCTTTGCATAACTATAACGATAAACGCTACCATTTGTCTTAAACTGCACAGCTATGAAGTCATCTCCAATAACAAATGCATAAACCGAGCTCTTTCTACTTCTATTTTTATATACTTCCATGTAAATAAATAACCCTTTCTTAAGATAAGAAAAAAACCATGAAATTCCAACTACCCATTCTTGGTATTTTTCACAAAAACTCAAGAAATTTTTTTGGGAAGATTCTGTTATGTAAAGACTATATATTTATATAAAAAAGTAGAATGAAAGACCTTGATGGAGATTCTCTATTCTCAATCTTCGATAGAGGAGATGAAGAGGTGTATAGCGATCTTAAACATGATATTGACCTAAGTAATAACGCTCTTTTAATGGGTATGGTTATTCGCGGCATAGACAACTACTTTCTCTTGGATAAAATCTACTTTAATAGGTATGGAGAATACTATCTCTCCGTTAGTGAAAAAATAAAGCTAAAGTACTTTCTTAGATTGCTAGAATATCTTAAGAGCGTTAAGGATTTATCATTAGAAACAGTTTCTTATACAAGAGATGAGTTTGGACTCAACGCCATAGCCTATTCTCTTCAGTCTATGCTTTCTCTCTTTGAAGAAAAAGAGATGTATGAAGATTGTGTAATCATAAAAAAATATTTGGATCTTTTTCAAGAGAGTAGTTTGTTTCTTGATTAATTTTCATTATCTTAAGCTCTAATTTAAAAAATAAAAGTTATGACGCTTACGCAAACCATTCTATTCAATTATTTCCTTATAGGAACTATTTTTACTCTCTGTGTAGATCTTCTTATAAGAGTTATAAAGACTTCCGAACCCTACAATATTAAAGAGATTTTTATCTCAATTTTTATCTGGCCATTTATTGCCATAGGTATGATGAAAACGTTCTTTAAAGGAAGAAGTGATGTATAGAGATAAGATAGATTTAGATACGGCAAGAGCTTTAGAAGAAGTAGGAGAGATTATTATTCTCGACTCGTCACCGGAGTCTCTTCCTCCTCTAGGAGAAGAAGGATTACTATGGAGAGAAAACCTTAAGACTCTCCAATCAAGGACTAGACACATATCTCCAGACAAGCTTCTTACTTTCTATAATGCCAGGTATACCATTGAAGTACCCATGGACAGTAGTCCTCAAACGGGTACCTTCTCCTGGAGATACTTAACGGGTCTGGAAACTAATAAGATTCAAGAGAAGACTCAAGATAATGTAGAGTATGTATACGTTTTTGTGAATGAGGGATATCCCCAACTTGTGAAGATAGGTATGACTCGAGGAGAGATTCTCTCTAGAGCAGACGGGATAAACTCCTCGGGAGTTCTTCATGAGTGGATTCCCAAGTTTGCTCTTCCTCTTTCAAAAGGCAGCGCCATTAAAGTGGAACAAGCTGTTCATAAATACTTCTCCTCCCTGAGAGTAAATTCCGATATGGGAAGTTCTAGAGAGTTCTTCACACTAGACGCTCTTACTGCTTTTGATAAAGTAAGAGAAGTAGGAGCTCTTTTTATGATGGGTAATCCCATTACTTACTAAGGATATATCTAGGACTTGCGCGGCGATTCGTCACTAAGATCTCCGGAGTTGTTTCCCAAAATTATTTTCACTAACTTCTACAAAGATAAAGAAATTTATTAAGATTAAAAGAAACTAAAATTAATAAAATAAAATAATTTAATAAAAAATTAAAATGAGAAATAAAGAATTATTCGTAAGAAAATTAGAAAAATTCGAATCCGAAGTTAAGTTAGCAGCATATCACTTCTATAGAAATGAACTACAAGAAGGTTCTGATAAGGTTGTAGAACTGTTAGAAAGAATTGGAGATATGAGGACTTTACTTAATACTGAAGAGCAAGACTAATGGAGTTATCTGCAGAACAAATAGAAAAAAACTGGTTTAAGTATCTTAAAATCGTAGATACTTTTATTACTGGAGAACGTAAAACTAAACTAGTAGACCTTTATCTTGACCTAGCTGAAGAGATGATGATGTCTCCTGCTTCAAGTAAACCTTCTTTTCATAATGCATTTCCAGGAGGATATATCGATCATATAAATCGAGTAGTACATTGTGCTATAAAAACTAAAGAATTATGGGAAACTATGGGAGCTAGTATTGATTTTACTGATGAAGAACTAGTCTTTGCAGCTCTTAATCATGATCTAGGTAAAATAGGTGGAAAAGGTACTCCAGGATATATTCCTCAGACTGATAAATGGAGACAGGATAAATTAGGAGAGATGTATACCGTAAATAGAGATAACTCTTTTATGTTAATTCAAGATAGATCTCTATTTCTTCTTCAACAGTATGGAATATCAATGTCAGAGAAAGAGTACCTAGCAATTAAATTACACGATGGACTTTATGATGATGTAAATAAACCTTACTATATCTCATTTAATCCAGATTCTAAATTCAGAACTAACATCGTCTATATTCTTCATGAAGCAGATTTCTTAGCTTCTAAAATTGAATATGATAGATGGAAAAACGAAGGAGGAACTTCTCAACCTAAAGTAGAGAAAACCAAGACTAGTTCAGGTAAAACGGTAAACTCCTCAGAAGGATTGTTAAACTTAGTAAAAAATATTTAAAATGGATATACTTTCAGTTATACTATTAGTTGCGCTAGTAGTTGCAGGATTTTTAGTATATAACCTATATAGTAAGGTTTATAGACAAGAAGTAATAATAGAGAGTCAGATTGAGTATCTACGTAATGTATCAAACGTTATAGTAGAATCCAAATTATACATAGATAAATTAGACGAGAAAGGAATTTTTAGAGCTGATGATGAAGTTGGAGTCTTTTTCAATTTTATGAAAGAGATTCAAGAAAATATAAATAGCTACCGTCTTCCGGAGAATTATGGAAAAAGAAAAGAATAGTAATTACTACTTTACTCAAGGTACGCAAGATGCAATCGTAAAGTATAATTCAACTACTGACCTATTAGCAAGAGACCGTATATTTACTCAGGAGATTTACTACCCTTTCTACAAACTGGTTGAAAATATTATTCATACGTTTAAATTCTACTACACAGATGTTAACGATATTGAGAATTTAAAACTAGAAATCGTTTCAGTATTAGTAGAGGAAAAGATTCATAGATTTGATCCAACTAATGGAGCAAAAGCATTTTCTTATTTTCAAACAATAGTTAAGAGGTGGTTAATAAATTATAATAATAAGAATTACAAGAAGTTAAAGCAGGTTGGTTCATTCGATGAAATAGCTGATTCCTGGGAGACTGAAGAGGAAAAGGATGATGTTAGAGTTATTAGTTTAGCTAAAGTTGTAGACTTATTCGTAAAAAACTCTTACAGTAACTTACAGACTATCTTCGCTAAAGAGCAAGATCAAAAAGTTGCAGATGCAGTTCTAACTCTATTTAAGACTCGTAATGATCTTGAAATTTTTAAAAAGAAAGCTCTTTACATCTATATTAGAGAGATGACAGATTGCGAAACTCCTACATTAACAAAGGTAATAACTGAGTTGAAAAAAGAATTCTACAAAACTTATCGTATTTACCAGGATGCCGGCTTTTCTATAGAATAAAAAGTTTCTAGATATTTATACAATAAATAAGCAATGGGATTAGAAACAACGATTTTTGGAACGAAAACGGTTTCCGATGTAATGAAGGAAATCTACGATAACTCTCGAAGTAAAGCAAAGCAAGTAAATGCTCTTATTGGAGAATTAAAACCTCTTGTAGAGAATGTAGGAGACGCTACATTAATTGTACCTATGATAAAGGAGTATTTAGAAGTAGGTATAAAGAATGATGAACATCTTATTAAGATGGTAGCACTTGTACAAAGATTTGATGGTGGAGGAAAAGGGTCCGAAGCTGATTTCTTTAATCCAGAGGAATTAGCTAAGTTAGTTGAACAAAGTCAAGAGATCGGTAAGAATCTAGATAATAAAAAAGAGTAATGGGACTTGGATATAATTATAATCTTGCAAGTAGGGTTACTTCAAATACTTCTAACTTCAGTGCAGATCCTGTAAAGGAATCGGACTACGGTAGAGTTGTAGATATTCTTTTGGATGATACTAGAGAATGGATGAACGTAAGCGTTAATGAAAAGTACCCTATAGGTACAGTTAAATGTATACGCTTAAATAAAGATAATCAAGCTACAGATGTAATAGTCTATGCATATCCATCTACTACAGCAATATCAAACTTTCCCTTATACAACGAAGTAGTAGCTTTAAAACTTGAACCTATATCAGATCTACAGTTTAATGTAACTTCAACAAGACTGTACTACTCTCATGTAGTTAATCTATGGGGATCTAAGACAAATAACTCACTACCTTCAGATACCTTTGACGGTCAAAATCTATTAGGACCTGATGCTATATCGTTATCTGATATAAATCCACTATATCCTTTTCCTGGTGATACTCTTATAGAAGGAAGACAGGGACAGTCTATCCGTATAGGAGGTTTTAAATCACCTAAAAATAAGTTAGTTGATAACTCAAATAATGGGAAACCGTACGTACTTATCAGTAACGGACAGATTAAGACTGATAATGGAGTAGATCATATAGTAGAGGATATTAATAAAGATCCTAACTCAATTTACTTACTTTCAAACCATAAAGTACCTTTAGAAGAAGCAAATAGTAGGAGAGATTCCTACGATAAGGCACCTACAAAAGCAAAAGACTACAAAGGTAATCAGTTGATTATCAACGCAGATAGGGTTTTTATAAATGCAAAAAATGAAAGTGTACTTATTTCTTCAAAAAAGTCCATAGGGATAAATTCCGATACTTTAAACTTTGATGCTAGTACTTATATATGTCTAGATGCACCGTTGATGTACTTAGGGTCAAAAGCAAGAACATCTCCAAAAGGATTAAAAGAGCCGGTTATACTAGGTAATCAATTAGAGAATTTTCTAGCAATAATGTTAGATACTCTTCAAAATATAGGAGAAGCTATGATCGCAGCTGAGTCAACTACAGGAGGACCAGTAGGTAGTCTTAATCTTGAAGGATATTGTGTAAAGAGCTCAGTTAAAGTACTTCAGAGTTTACTAGGTCAGAATTCTACTATAAAATCTAAAAAAGTATTTGTTGAATAATGGCAATAAAATCTAAGTTAACTAAGATAGTAGCAAGTCAAGTTGGACCTCTACAAGCAAAATTACGTTCTGAGATTCAGAAAAAAGTTCTTGAGTTACTTAAGGAGTTTGCAAGTGGATGTCCAAATCAAGCTAAGTTGCTGCAGATTATTAAAATAAAAAATAATCTACTTAGAAATATAAATAGCTTTCAAAAGAGGGTTGATAAAGTAAAGACACTACCTAACTCTCTTAAGCCCGTCATAAATACAGCTAAAGTAGCATTACAGATTATTTCAAATATTCCAGTACCGACAGCAGTACCTCCAGGAGCAGGTATTCCTATTAGTATACTTAATAGATACAGTAAGGCTATCAATACTATCTCGAAAACCATTGATGTACTAGAAGGAGACGTAGATTCGGTTAATACAATGGTAAATTCAGTATCAGGTCCTATAACGTCTTTACAGAAGAGGTTACAGTCCTTAGATATTAAAATACAACAATGTAGTAATGGAAATCCTGCAGTTATAGCTGAAGTACAACCTAAAGGAAATACAGGATCAGAAGGAACTCCTAATTCAGACTACCTGTATAAAGGGTATACTTTAGAGATTCTTCAAGATCCAAATTCACCAAAAATAGCGCCAAGAAGATACGCTCTTGCTAAGAATAAAGTAGGTGTAGTAGTCATAATAGGAGACTCCTCCTTTAGTTCATCAACTCAAGTATTACTAGATGAACTTAAATTTAAAATAGATAATCAATTAATATAAACTAGCTATTTATTAATATGAAAGTAGACCTTTTAAAAAGACTAATAAAAGAAGCCGTAAGTGAAGCAGTTCGAGAGGAATTAAATAAAGTTCTTTCCGAAAATGTAAGACCAGTTCAAACGTTAGCAGGTACAGCAACAAAGTATCAAAACTATAGACCAGTAGTTACAAAACCAGCTCCTACAGGAGATCCTATTATGGATTTACTTAATGAGACAAGAGGAGCTATGACACAAGCAGACTATCAAGGTATTGTAGGAGGAGATTCTCCTATGGTAGACGGAGGAAATTATAGTCAGTTTCAACAAGGTCCTGAACCGGGATTAGATATTTCACAATTTGATTTTATAAAAAAAGCAGGTGCAATTTATAATGCATCAAAGGAAAAAGATAAACAGAGACACGGACTATAATGGCATTTGACGTAAAACAGATTAATCCTATAGATTTTCTACCCAGCGTAGCAGTTGGAGTAGCGCTACCTTTTTCTGCTAAAAATGCTTTTAGATCTACGTACACTACTCAAGATGCTTTAAAATCAAACTTAGTTAATTTTCTACTTACAGATACTGGAGAAAGGTTTATGAATCCAAACTTAGGTGCTGGATTACGTCCTCTTCTTTTTGATCAAATGACCGATGATACTACAGACGCTGTAGAATCAGCAATACGAAGAGGAATCTCAACTTGGTTTAATAATATCAGTTTAACTGACTTAAAAATCAATCAATCACCCGATACTAATTCAGTGACTATTTTACTAAAGTATAAGATAAACAATACAAACGTTCAAGATCAACTAGTAATAAACTTTCAACAATAATGACTCACGATAGAGATATAAAATACGTAAATAAAGACTTTACTAACTATAGAGATCAGTTAATCGAATTTAGTAAGAGCTACTTCCCAGATACTTATAATGACTTTTCACCAACATCACCAGGTATGATGTTTATCGAAATGGCAGCATACGTAGGAGACGTTCTATCTTTCTACCAGGATATTCAGCTTCAGGAAACGTACTTACAGTATGCTAAGAATCCTAGTAACCTATATACCTTAGCTTACATGATGGGATATAGACCTAAGGTAACATCAGTATCTCAAGTAGATGTTAGTTTTAGTCAAACAGTAGGAGTAGATGGAGGAGGAAATCCAAACTGGAATCAAGCAATGAAAATTGATGCTAACGCACAATTAATATCAACTTCAGGAGGTAACATTAAGTTTATTGTAGATAGACCTATTAATTTTAAATTTTCAAGTTCTTACGATCCTACAGACGTTCAAGTTGCAACATTATCAGGAACTGCGCCAGCTACGTTTACTTTAACTAAAAAAGCTAGAGCTATTTCAGGTGAACTTAAAACGCAGACTGAAGTTATAACGTCAGTAGAGAAGTTTAAAACAATAACAGTATCGGATACAAATATAGTAGGTATTATTTCTATAGTAGACAGTAACGGTAATACATGGTATGAAGTTCCTTTCCTAGGACAAGATACAATCTTTAACGATAGTACCAATACGTCTTCCGATAGTTCGCAAGTTCCCTACTTACTTACATTACAGAAAGTACCTAGACGGTTTGTAACTAGACTAGATTCATCAGGAATCTTGACAATTCAGTTCGGTTCAGGTATAACAGGGCAAGATGATTCAGTACTTACTCCTGATCCAACTAATGTAGGATTTGGATCTACTCAAGGAATATCTAGAATAGATTATGCATACGATCCTTCAAACTTTCTAAACTCACAAGCATACGGACTAACTCCTTCGAATACTACTCTAACAATCACGTATTTAGTAGGAGGTGGAGTTGAATCGAACGTACCTGCAAATACAATAACAACAGTATCTGCAACTAAATCTGCAACTGATACAACGTACATAAATACATTAACAGTAAATAACTTACAAGCAGCAACAGGAGGAAAAGACGGAGATAGCGTAGACGATTTACGTCAAAACTCGATGAGAGCATTTAACGAACAAGGAAGAGCAGTAACCTTACAGGATTCCACAGTGAGAGCTTTATCACTACCTCCTAAGTACGGATCAGTTGCAAAAATATACGTAACACAGGATCAATTAACAAATCCAAACTCAAGTACAGATAATATTCTCGATAGTAATCCTTTATCACTATCAATGTATATGTTAGCATATGATCTTAACAAGAATCTTATAAACGTATCTACTAATTTAAAAAACAACTTAAAACAGTATCTAGCTCAGTATATGATATTAACAGACGCACTTAACTTAAAGGATGCTTTTGTTGTCAACGTCGAGTTAGATTTTGATATAATAGTTCAACCTAACTATATAGGAAGGGATGTACTAGTTACTTGTACAGAAAAGCTAAAAGAGTACTTTGATATAACGAAATGGAGTATCAATCAACCTATTAATATATCAAGTCTGTATACGCTTTTAGATCAAGTAAAAGGTGTTCAAACAGTACAGAAAATTAAACTAGTAAATAAAGTAGGAGGAGATTATTCACAATATGCATACGATCTTGATGGAGCAACTAGAAATAATGTACTTTATCCATCTTACGATCCTATGATCTTTGAAATAAAATACCCAGACACAGATATTAAAGGAAGAATAACAACACTATAAAATGGCAGTATATAGAATATTTCCCGAAAAAGATGCATTTATATCATCAGAAATTCCAACAGGTAATGCTGGAAAGGATGAAATAATTGAGATAGGAGGTTACAAAGATCTTTCGAATATCGGAAGAACCAACCGTATACTTACTCAGTATAGAACATCGGAAATACAGGACGTAATTACAAATAAGATAGGTTCAAGTAACTATAGTGCAAGTCTTTGTCTATATCTAGCAGATGCTACAGAAATTCCAGTCGACTATGTTTTGTATGCCTATCCAGTTTCTGGAACATGGGATAGTGGAGTAGGTAAGTTTGGAGATACACCAATAGATATTACAGGAGTATCTTGGAAGTATAGACAAGCAGGAGGAATATCAGCTTGGAGTACATCATCTTTCACAGCAGGAGTAACAGCATCTTTTCAGTCAGGATCAACTCAAGGAGGAGCAACTTGGTATACAGGATCAGCAGGAGTTAATTTAGAGTTTACACAATCACATACTTTAAACTCAACTAACGATGTTAATATTAACGTTACAAGAGCTATACAACTAATTAACGCAAATACTCTTACTAATAACGGGTTTATTTTAAAACTGCCAAATAATCTTGAATACAATACTACATCTTCTATAAAATTAAAGTACTTTGGTGTCGATACAAATACAATCTATCCACCCTTTTTAGAGTTTAAATGGGATGATAGTACTTATAATACAGGATCACTTTCAGTTCTTTCAAACAGTACCTCTATAATTAATCTTACAAACAGTAAAGGAAAGTATGTAGATAACGGTACGCAAAGATTTAGACTATCAGCAAGACCTAAATATCCAGTTAGATCTTTTACAACAACTTCAGCTTACTTAACTAACTACGCTCTTCCTTCAGCTTCTTACTGGGGACTGAGAGATGAAAACACACAGGAAATGGTAGTTGATTTTGATACTAATTTTACAAAAATAAGCTGTGACCCTAATGGAGCATTTTTTGATATCTATATGGACGGTTTACAACCTGAAAGATATTATCGCTTACTAGTTAAGACAACTTTAGATGGAAGCACTACAGTGATAGATAATCAGAACATATTTAAAGTAGTAAGAAATGGCTAATGATATTCAAGTACAAAAGACAGTCTTTAGTAATACCGAGTTTGGTAGAGTAGTAGATACTGCTTTTAATACGTTCAAACAGCCGGATCTTAGAGGTGGCTTGGATCCTACGGTAGAATTTTTTAAATTGTATGAGGATCTATACTACGTTATAGATGTAACGGGCGAAACAAACTCACATGAGTACCTGGTTAGAAAGAGTTCTGAACTACTGAATTTCGATACAGTTACAGAAGATATTCAACCACTACTGGATGAGATAGCACAATTAAGACAGGAAAATCTTGCTCTAAATCAACAAATATTAGATCTAGAGACTACAGTATAAAGATGGCAGAAATAACTTATCAACTTAACGGAGAATTACCAGAAAATATACCAGGTTTTGAACAGTATCAAGACAAGGATACAAATCTTATTGAATCTTTTCAGATAAATAACCTATTTGATCCTACTAAGAACTTCTCGGAATTACATATTTTAGATTTAGCAGATACACTACTAAGCAGTAAGTACTACTATACAGGATACAAACTATCACTGAATGCACAGTCTGCTGGAAAGGATGGAGCTTCTATACTAACTATAGATCCAATACAGGATGCACTAAATTCAGGATATTCCTTCGGAGGTATAAAATTACTGTATCATTTCTTAAATGATCTGTATACACCGGACAATACTACGTTAGATTTCTATATAGACAGCATATCTCCTGATAGGACAGAGCTTCAGTTACTTACGCATAACCTAACAGCAGAAGATGTTGTTAGATATACAGAATTAGTAAAGACTAATTTAAAGAGTCAATCATATTTTAGCGAGTTTAGATTAAATTTTAAAAATAATAACCTCCTTATAGGAGTTAATATTGATAATCTAGATACCATAAACGGTAAAGCAGTAGTAATTAAGCTATACGAGCCTTTACCAGATGATTTTGATATAAAGAGTACACTTAGCTTAGTTGAAATTATATCAGACTCGATAGCTTATGAGATAGATTATCAGCAGACTTTAGACGAACCAGTCTTTCCAACTTTAAGATCTGCTAACTTCAATTTAGATATTCAGGATGAGAATGTAATTCCTACTCAGTATCTCAATTATGACGATCTCTTAAGTTACAAAGTAAGTAATACAAATAGTGAGATCTACTCTATGATTAGTGAAAAAGGAGTAGAGCTTAGTATTGATTATTCAGACTATAGCAACTTTGTTCATTTCTCATCCGCACAAGAAAGACTTTTAAATTTTAAATACAAGTTAGACTTACTTGCAAGCTACTCTCAGAGTTTAGCTACAAAAGGATCTGCAACTGGTGGAGCACAAGGAGTAAGCGGTAGCGTAGCGTATTACGAAGGACTTTATCAAGGAATTATAAATAATTTTGATCACTACGAAAGATTCCTATATTACGAATCAGGAAGTAGTTCTTGGCCTAAGACAAATAACGTAAAACCGTACATAAATCAAGTAAGCTCACTAGCTACAACTTGGTATAACTCAGCTCTTACAGCAGCTGTAGCTTATGATAGTACAAATTACAATTCATTAATAGAAACTATTCCTACATATCTTCGAGATGATCCTGCTAATGATAACTACCTAACTTTTGTTTACATGGTAGGTCAGCATTTTGATAACCTATGGGTATATGGAGATGCAGTTACGGACAAGTATGATAACGATAATAGACTAAACTACGGTATATCAAAAGACCTAGTAGGAGAAGCTCTTAAGAATTTTGGAGTTAAATTATATACCTCAAACAAATCAATAGAGGATTTATTCAGTACCTTTATTGGACAAGCCTATCAATCTGGAAGTGAGAAGATTAATTACTATATAACAGGATCATTAACTGGATCAAATACTCCTATTCAACCAACTTCTTTTGATAATTATCAGAAAGAAATTCAAAAACGTATATACCATAATCTACCTTTACTTTTAAAATCAAAAGGAACTGAAAGAGGATTACGAGCACTAATTAACTGCTTTGGTATACCAGGAGATATTTTAGATATTAAACTATATGGAGGTAGAGACACCTATAAAAGACCTGTACTTGGAGATTCTCAATACTACACAAGTTCATTAGATAAGATACGTTTAGACAATACAGGAAGCATAGTAAGTGGAGACACTTTATCAAACTATACGTCTATTGTAAAAAGAGACGATAAGTATACGGACGATATTCACGTTATTGAAGTAGGTTTCTCACCTACAGATAATATTGATACTTATATTGTATCAAAATCAGCAGCAACATTCAGTATTGACGATTATCTAGGAGATCCTAGAAGTTTATACTTAGATAACTACTCAGGACTATACCGTACAGCAAATACATTACTAAGTTCATCACTAGGGACATCAGGATCTTATGATCTACGAGATTATGTAAGACTTATTAAGTTTTTCGATAATACAGTGTTTAAGATGGTTAAAGATTTTATTCCTGCTAGATCTGTTGCAGATACAGGTGTAATTATTAAGCCTCATATTCTTAATGTATCAAAAGCTAAGTCAGTAAGAGTATCGGGTTCTAGACCAGAGTATACAGGATCTATAGATACTGCTTTCATCTCTTCAAAAAACGCTAGTACGTTTAACTTTCAAGAAAATGAATATGGTACATCATACAGTGATTCTATACAGACTCCTAATGGAATTCTTACAGAAGATCGACTTCATGGACAAGAGCAGGCAAAGTATAACGGAGAACTACTTAGAAGTTCTATTGTAGCTTCAAGTAGAGATTTGAATAAAGCTAATCGTTATAAAGTACTTTCCTACATAGAGAATAATTACGATATAGTTTTTGTCAGTTCATCGAATGAAGTCTGTATCTTAAGTACAAATTCCGGACTCAGTAACCCTGTCTTTATAGATCCAAATATAGTATATACTAATGTAGATTTCTTTTCAAATACTAATCCTAGTACATCGTACAGTGCATCTAACTCAGCTACAGCAATCCCATTTACTCCAACCTATAACGGGATAAACCTTAACAATGGCTATCAGTTTAATACAGGATTAAGTCAGTATGACTACTTTTATATAAAAGCAGATAACTGGAATTATACTTTAGGATCCTGCACACAGACTATAACTGCTAGATACGGTATATGTGGATTATCAGCTAAAAAGCTAAGCTCCTATAGCGTAGTTCAGTATTCGTCTACTAAGAATAATACGTACGATTTAAGAACTTGGTTCGATAAGTATGCAGGTCAATCAGAACTACAGTATACAGCATCGTATAATGGGACTACTGTTGGAATTACTAATCCAGATTCCTATAAATTTAATCAGAGTATTGGAACTTCTGTTACAATACTAGTTATAGATACTAAATTAGCATCTTCTTGTACTGCGAAACAGGTAGTTAACGTTAATAGCTGCGTACTAGGAGCAACTTCAGTATCAGACTGGGCTAGTATAACTTTTAGCGGTGAATATAGGTTTATAGAATTTGAATACTCTTACTGGAAAGCCTATAATATAGCAACTGCACGATACGCAGAATTTAACAGAAGACAGTTAGGTAGATCTAGAACAAACTCGTCTGGTCAGCTATCAACTTGGGGAATTCAAGCATACTTTACTCCTCAAACAGTAACGGATATTTACGAAAATAATACACTACGTTATACTATATATGAACTGAAAGTAGATTCAACTGGTACTCTATACAGCTTATATAAAAGAAGAAGTTTAGTTAATGCAAATGCCACAGATGCTTTAACATGTTGTACACTTACCGAAACTACTACAACAGCAAGCCCAGTAGTATTCAGTGGAGCTAGTTGTAGCAACTACGCTGCTGCAGCTGCATCGGGATACTTCTCCAGTAATAAACCTATTACAATAGAAGTACCGTCGGTAAATACAGAACCTACAGTATATAGAAATACTTATACAGTCAATATAGGACGAGGACAAACTGAAACACGTACAGATATTATTGTTGGAGATCCTGTCAGCATATCTCCGTTCAATCTTCCACAGGCTTATATAATAGAAGCTACAAATAATAATCCAACCAATTTATGTATGTCTCAGATAACTGTTTATGGAAGTTCAGGTACTTTATGGAAGGTAGAAGGATATGGAAACTACTTTCAATTTCAAGCACCAGGAAATTCTTATCATACATCAGGAGATTCTGGAGGATGGTTACTAACAGGGTGGGATTACTCAACTGGAACTACACCAGCAGGAGCTAATGAGTACCCAAACGTAGACCCTGGTAGTAATTACGGTCCATGGGTGTATGTTCAGATAAGACGCTTTTCAGAGACTGCTTATAAATAATAGAATCAAATAAATAATGACACAGGCAGATTTTTTTTCATATGCAAGACTATATCCAAATTTACTAAATATATGGTATAGTACAGTCGGACCTCCCTATACAATCTACGGACTATCAGTACCTGTCTTAGATAAAGCTAACGAAGACTCAACAACATATTTATCACAAGTAGAAGAGATATCTATACCTCTTATAGGAGGTTCTTTAGATTATATAACTCTTAAAGTACAGCAGAGATTTTATGCAATTTCTAAAAATATAGGGTACTACCTGCTATTAGTAACTCCTTATTCTATAGATTCTATAGGAAGCACTTCAGTAAATAACTCTAAAGCACTACTTTCACCTTCTTTAGATGTATCAACTTTTGCAGATAGTCCTTATAATGTTCTTGGAGGATCTATAGAAGATAGTAGGAACTCTACGTATATGATGCAAAGTGATAGGTACAAAGTAGGTACATTAAATAATCCATCCTACACAGGACCCTTAAACATAGATGCATTACTATCAGGTTCTGCAACGAGAGCAAGCATACAGGATAGTAACTATAGTAGTATAGGTTGGCTACGTTCACGATACGATGGAACTAAGACAAATAGGGCTGATTATAAAGTAGATCCAGCATTAGCAGGCAGGTTATTTCAAGGAGCAGACTTTGCATCAGGATCGGATATTAGTCAAATTAACTACTTACTATCAAGCAGTCAAGTAGATTATAAAGATTTTTTCTATGCAGGAAAGGGTGATATACCGGGATTTGATCTCAGTATCGCTACAGACTTAAGATTCATTACAAATCTAAAGAATCCGGTAAACTATCCCTCTACTGAGGTAGTAGGACTTTGGGCATCCTCTATAAATACAGCAACAAATCCTCGATACTATCCAATGCAAGGAGATATTATTGCAGTGAACTACCTCACTACACCAGAACTTATGAAAATAACAAACGTCGGAATAGTCGGAACTAATCGTCCAGTTACGTACTCACTAGACTTAATAAGAGGTTATTACTCTACTGCAGCTACTATCAGCCCTCCTACAGTGATAACTAGAGCAGCACCGGTACAGATCTATAATATAGAGAATAATAAACTAAGTGGAGTTCCGAAAGGACTGGTTATAGTAAAAGAGACAGGTAAGACTTTAGGAATAGATTCATTAGGATACGTTATCTCTTCAAGATAAAATTAAAACATACATATTTATTAATAAAACATATAGAAAATGGGATACTTAAGTAATCAAGTAGTAACGGTAGATGCAATTCTTACCAAAAAAGGAAGAGAACTTCTTGCAAGAGGAGACGGATCTTTTAAGATAACACAATTTGCCTTAGCAGATGATGAAATAGATTACACATTATATAATCCAAATCATCCGAATGGATCAGCCTACTACGGTGAAGCAATTGAAAGCATGCCATTATTAGAAGCATTTCCTGATGAAAATCAAATTATGAAGTATAAGCTAACAACTCTTCCAAGAGGAACAGCTAAGCTTCCAATACTTGATTTAGGGTTTGCAGCAATACGCCTAAAACAAGGAGCTTCCGTAGCTATTACTCCACAGACGTTGAATTACTTGGGATCTTCTCATACTTTTGAAGCAGGAGGATATGTAGCAACGATAGCAGATGCTAGAGTTTTAAATACGTTTAACGGAGTAGGAGTTAATACAGCAGATGCAGCAGCATTAAATTCAACTACTACACTAGGTACTAATGTATCTAAGACAGTAATAGGAACTTCAATTAACTTAACAGCAACTACAGTCAATACGCTATTCGGAGATAATACACAACTTCAAACAACTATTACAGTAATTGGTAGAGATTCAGGAGCTAGATTGACAATTCCGGTAACTATTATTAAAGTAACACAATAAAAAACTAAGTATGTCATTTAAAAGATTAGATACCGAAGATATATCAATATCAGCCGAATCAGTAGTAGCACCAGCTTGGTCAAACCAGTTAACAACGCTAACTGCTTTTTATACATCGTCCAACCAGACAGGAACAGGAGCAGGAAATTATTACTATGAAATTTACCAAACAGCATCAAATGATGCAGCTGCATCGGTTCAGTTTTCAGTTGCATACGGTAATTACCAGGGAAGTGGCTCAACAATGATATCGTCAGTGGTAGGATCATCTCCTTCCTCTATAAACTACGGACAATATAGAACACTGATAAATGGAGATGAAAATACAAACTTTACTTTTGGTACAGTCACTCCAAAGTCAATATTTATTATATCTGTAAACAGAAGTAAGTATAAAGAAAAACTACTACCAGGTAGTTTTAACTTGACTCTTTCAGGATCGGGAACTGCTTGTTTAAAACTAACAGATAATAGTAAGAGTATTACTGCAGTTTCCTATGTAGATGCAGGTAGGGTTTACGATATTGTAAGTGGATCAGATGGAGTAGCTTTTACAGGAAACGGTACAACAACAGGATTTAGTATTAACTCAGGATCGTACGGTAAATTTCTTCCAGATGTAGGCACAATTATTTTAAATGGGGACGCTTTAAGTGGATCAGTTGCAGCAGGAGGTCTAGCCCTGACGATAAACCAGAATTCAAATATATCACCTACTATTAACTTAACTGCAATCTACAATGCAATAGCAACCGGAGCAAACTTTAAACTACAATCAGAAGAGACAATCTCTTCAAATTACGTATTTGTTAGAGTAAGAAATAGTGAATTTAATTACTCAACGAATCCTTCTAATATTTCAGGTTCAGGAGAGCTAAGATGGGATGTTATGGTGAATACACCGCAGGCATACATTACAACAATTGGAATGTACAATGATAATAACGACTTACTGGGAGTAGCTAAGTTATCCAAACCATTATTAAAAGATTTTACAAAAGAAGCATTAGTAAGAATCAAACTTGATTATTAATGAATGGGTGCTTACAAAAAATTAAATAAACAAGATGCTTATATAACTACCCGTATTGCCCATAAGACATGGATAATATCGGGTAGTGATTTTAGTTCTTACGGAATAACAACAGCAGTCGCAACTGGAAGTTACCTTAACAGTTTACAGCAATTATACTATCCTCTACAGACTGGAAACAATATAGTTTCACACTCTTTTGACTACTATAATCAAAGCACACTTTACGTATCATCATCCAGAAATCTAACAACAAGCTCCTTTATTATATCAATACCTAGATCACTCTACGGAGTGAATCTACAACCGGATATAGCAACGAAACTATTATTTACAGGACTAGAAAATTCACTTTATGCGAAGTATAAGTACTGGGAAGATAGTTATGTAGATGAACCTAGTATAGCTCATACCTACGGTTCTGCAGATGTTGATGATGATGGAGAGGGCAACCTGTATATAGTAGGGTCATCACCTAGACTTCAAATAGGTAATATAATATATCCTCACGGTATGATAGTTATAACAGAACCCAGCTATTCAGCAGCTCTTTCGAAGCAGTCCTTAACTTCAATTCAATTTGGATCAAGTCAACCAATATATACACACAACTATCACTGTAGAGTTAGAGAGTCGGAATTTAACTTTACCTATAATCCATCGGCATTAAGTAGTTCGTTAAAAACGGTCTACGATAATCAAGGAAGTATCTACTTAACAGCTAGTAATGTATCAAACGGAGTAATTAAAAGTAATCTAACAGGAAGTAGTTTTCAACCCTATATTACAACAGTAGGACTATATAATGAAGCAAATCAGTTAATAGCAGTAGGTAAAATGTCACAACCGGTACCTAAATCAGCAAATACAGAAATGACAATAATAGTAAAAATAGATATATAAAACATGGCAATTACATTAAGACAGGTAACAGGATCAGCACTATCCTTTGCTCAAGTAGATACAAACTTTTCATCTTTCTACTACTCATCTTCTGTAGCAGGATCAACACTTACGTTGTTTAGAACAGGAAGTACTGCCTTCAGTATTCCAATAACTTCTGAATCAATAAGTATAGCAGGAATTTCACTTTGGACAGCATCTTTAGATGGAACAATTACTAGAAGCGGGAACGTACTAATAACAGGTTCTTTGTCAAATGGAGCACTTAATCTAGCAACAGGACCCTATTCACATGCAGAAGGTTACGCTACTACAGCATCAGCTCAGGGAGCACATTCTGAAGGATCTGGGACTAAAGCATCAGGAATATACTCACATGCTGAAGGAGATACTACACAAGCATCAGGGACAGGATCTCATGCAGAAGGATATAGTACGATATCATCGGGATTTTATTCACATACCGAAGGTAGTGGAACTACAGCTTCTCAGACAGGATCTCATGCAGAAGGAGTAGGTAGTAACGCATTTGCAGACTATGCACATGCAGAAGGTACCGGTACAGAAGCATCAGGATACGCATCTCATACAGAAGGAGATAGTACAAAGACACTAGGTAGAGCAGCACATGCTGAAGGACGTAATACTTATGTATCAGGAGCTTATTCACATGCCGAAGGATATTATACATCAGCATCTGGACAATATCAGCACGTACAAGGTCAATATAACATAGCTTCTACAACAGACTCTGCTTTTATACATGGAAATGGAACATCAGACTCTACTAGATCAAATCTTATTTTTGCAGCCGGAAATACAGTTCAGATAACAGGATCATTAAACGTAAGTGGATCAGTAACAGGTTCACTACTCGGATCGTCATCATATGCTTTAACAGCATCTTACGCTCTTAATGCAGGTGGAGTAACAGTACCCGGAGGATCCTCTAATTCAATTCAATTTAATAA